TAAACCTGCCACCAACGCTGGGAAAAACCTAAAAGGCATATCAGGAGTCTGCACTCCAGCACCCGCGTCTTGTATACGCCGCAATCGCCAATACCTAACTACGTAGTAAGGGTCTACTATTGTACCTTGGTCAGGGATAGGCCACACCGTAATGGTAGGTTGGTCACGTAGCCTATCTATCCAACACTGAATAGGTCGGCCTTGCGTAAGTTTGTTGGGGATAGAAGCGTAATTATCTACACTAATTCGGGAAAGATTTAAGTCCGTCTGTAACGTGGTGCTACCTTCATTAGTACGAATAACTTGTTCAAGTAAATCAATAGTATCCGCAGGAAGGTTGTAAGTAGCAGTGCCTTGACCAAGGTTTACAAACCCTTCATCAATCGTCCACATATTCACACCACGGTTAGCCCACTCTATAGTAAGCAAATTCATAGAGCGTCTAGCAGTTTTTAAATCGTAACCGGAGTGAAGCTCACGCCCAGCACGTTCAAAAGCTTCTTCAGCAACTTCCGTGAAGTCCATCGTAAATGCTGTAGTTCCAGATGTAGCCATTATTTCTTCTTCCTTTTCAAGGCTTTAACGCGCCTTGGTTTACCTGCTGGTTGGCCCAAACGTTTCTTTTGCGCTATACGGGACTTCTTTTCTGCCGCTGTCATTTCCTTTGACGTTTTAGGTGTTTTACTTGACACCCTTTTAGTAGGTCTACAATAAGGCGTTCCTCGTTTATCTCCTTTCTTTCGACCACAGGCTTTACCCGTTTTTACGTCTTTCCAATCTTCTTTGAACCAGCGTTTTAACGCGGCTCCTTTTTTAGTCTTACGAACGGCCACGGGCTTTCTTCTTCCTGCACTTAGCGATAGCACCTGACGCATAGGCAGAAGGGAAGACTTTGTATTGTTTCTTCACCTTCCGGTAACAAGCATCTTTAGTAGTGCCTCCTTTTTTTAAAGCAATAGGTTTAATCCTACCCATGCCTCGACACTTCATCATCTAAGCCATACCTCTTAAAGTCTTAGCTAAACGCGCACGTTGCCCTAGCTTTCCCGGTTCTTTGGCAGCAACATTAAGCGTTTTAGCTGGTATTTTTTCACCTGCTTTTACTCCTAACTCTTTACGCAACGCACCGGGTTTTTTTATAGCCTTTTGAATCCAGCCACCCTTTTTAAGTTTCCTGCTTTTCTTCGGCATCTTGTCTGGGCTTATTGCTCCCATGCCTCGACACTTCATCATGCAAGTTACCTCACTTAGCTTTTTTCTTTGCCGCCTTTTTAGGAGCAGCTTTCTTAGGTTCCGCTTTAGGTTTTGCTTTTAGGGGCAAGTGTTTCGCCCGGATCAGGTCTGCCAAATAAGCCAACCATAGTCTATCTCCTCAAATATCAACTAGTTAAACCATACCACCGCGTGTAAATCCACGTTGCAAAATTGGGCCATCTCCGCGTCTAGCAGACTTTTTACCTACTTTACCGCCTTTTGCCATCATAGTAGAAGCACCTGAATACGCGCCTTTACCCATAGACTTCTCCATGCCCTTGCTTTCATCTCTACGAGATTTAAGGCTTTGAGACTTCTTACCGTTCCTAGCACCTAGAGACTCGTCTAGCCGGTCATTGTANCCCTGCTTTTTAACTTTACCACCAGCAGCCATACCACCTAACCTGTTCTTTTCAAAGTCTTTTTCCCGGTTTATACGTCTTCGTTCAGCATCAGTGTTACTACCTGTTCTGTTACGAATCCGATAGATTTCATCATCCAGATTACGAATAACTTTTTTATCGTGTGCTCTACCACCCCCAGCATACTTTTTAACTGCTTTACCGGGTTTCTTTTTGCTACTATTAAAATAACTAGGCATACCGCCCTCCTTAAAAGTTTTACCTTTGTCTGCTTTAGCAAACTCTTTACCCACACTTTGTGGGACTCCCGCTTTCTTAGCAAACTTAGGACTATTAGCTTACTGCCGCCATAAATTTTGCTTGTTTCTTCGTTTTACTAGGCATTAACACTTCCACCGTTTTCTAGCTTGACGCAACCTAGAATTAGGGTTCTTAGCTGCTTTTGGAAATTTTTTCATCTGACCAGCAGAACGCGCACAAAACGACTTACGCCGCTTTGCATCTTTACTGCCTTTCTTTACCTTACCAGTAACGGCTGTCTTAAGTTTAGAGCCGGGGTTGTCCTTACGGTATTTAGCCACACCCTTCTTGGTCATACCTGCACCAGATTTAGTCGGGCGCTTATGACCACCTCTAACGGTGTGGCCTTTCATAGTTCCCTTTTTCTTAGGCGCTGGCATACGATTTAGTCACCGTAATCACTAGTAAGTACGTATCTCCTGCGGTAGCTCCTACCGTAGTCACTAATATATCCCCAGTACTACCCACCCCACTGTTATTAGGGATACCAAAGTCTGAAAAATCAATGGTATCTTCCCAATCTTGGGGGAGGTTCAAAAGGGGTACGTTAGTAGTAGCATCCCACAAAAGTTCTACACCCATCCCAATATTAGAAAAGGTAATCTTCTGTAAGGTAACTCCAGTACACGCTTGCTTAGTGACAGGATCGGCAGAAAGAGTAGCCACATCTATAAGTGTTGCTTCAGCTTGTCCCGACCCATCACTGACATTGGTGAATTTAAGGATGGCAGTGCGCCCACCATCCTGTATTACTTGGCTTGTAAGTGCATCAGCCATAATAGTTCACTCCTCAAAGTTAGTATTAAGCACTAAACGGAGTAGCACCAGCACCGCCACCAGCACCAAAACATACCGCTTCTACGTACCACGTATTCGCAGCAACAATAGTACACTTGATAATGCTGTCTATGTCACCGCCAGTAGTACCACCATTCCAAGTGAATGTAGTATCACCCGGTGTAGCTAGAAATGTTTTAGTAAGTCCTGCTGAATCTACGGACATTGCATATCCAGTAAACACATCAGCTCCAGAAGGTTTAATGACCAGATCATTAGAAAGGTCAAACCCACTAATAACAACAATCTGAGCACCTAGTTGGTTCTGTTGGTCAGGAGCGGTTGGGTCGGTAGGAGGAGTAGTGCTTGAAGGCACAGTATCCAGTACCGCAGGGAGTGTAAGTTGTCCTGCCCCTGTTCCATTAGTTGAAGCGTAGACATTAACAACTCCAGCATTGCCCGGAGTTATAGCCCCAGTAGGGTTATTACTAGCGTCTACTGTAGGAGTAGGGAAAATAGAAAGAGCTAACGTAGTGTTGTCAGCAGTGATTTCTTGTGCTGCTCCCGGCCCAGCGGAAACAAAACCGTTGAGTGACCGGACAGGCCCAGAGAAAGTAGTTCTAGCCATTATAAATTCCTCTCATGCGAGTTGAGGTATATCTGTCTGCATGAAGTCAGTCGGGCGCTGTCAGATATACGGGTTAGTCCCGATAGTGAAGAAAGTGTACCCCAATAAAAAACCCCGCACAAGGCGGGGTCAAAATCATTCATACTTCTTATTATGATTTTAAGGGGTGGTCTATGTAGCACCCGGCGAGCCGTATACACCCAGTGGGTCAGATACGCCGAAGCTATATCTCTCACGGGCTTTATAGCGGCTATTACCAGTATCAAAGTCAGCATCCATAGATGTAGACATTGGGGTACGGATAAAGTGCTTCAAACCATTTGGCACGTCAGTCATCAAGAACCACGCATTACCGTCAGTCAGATAGTTATTAACTGTATAACCCTCTGGAACTGTACCGTTATTACGCATGGCGTTGATGTCATTGTCAGCCGTGCTAACCCGAAGCTCAGAGTCCATCAAGCGTGTAGCAACGAATTGCAACGCAGGAGGAATTACAAGCTTACGAGGTTTAGCAGCAATCAACAGACCACGCTCATCAGTCCAACCTGCTATTGAAATAACCGCTGCTTCCAAAGAAGTCTCGTTTAAGTCAACGCCAGTAGCTGGAGTATTTGCGTTAGTTCCACCAGAAACTAGTGGATGCGCTGTTGAAAACAAAGTCTGGCCGTCCCCATAAGTAGGGCCACCAGCAAAACCAGTGTTGAGGATAGTCGCACCTTTAACCTGCTTGGTGTAAGCCATCGCTCTAGCTAGTGCCTTTGTGTAACGTGCAGAAAGCGAATCGTACAGGTTATCTTCAATAGCTTCTTCAGTTATTGAGAATCCCATAGCAATCGTTTCATTGACGTAACGCGCTGTGTAAGTTTCTTGGGCGTTGTCATAAGCAATAGCCGCGCCTTCGTTTTTAACGGGGGCAGCACCAAAGCCTGATAACTTCACCTCTTCTTCAAAGGAACGGTCAGAAGTCTCTGTCTCAAAGATTTTCCTTAGTTTCNTCACCATATCTTGCATACTCAAGGCCAAACAGGGCATTTAAACCCGGAAGGAGTTCCTTGAGGAGTTGCGCTCGTGAAATAGCCATATCTCAAGTCTCCTTATATACCTGTCTGGTTAGTGTAAGAATGTGATCCGGGGTTGAACTTTACGATCACATCAGTAAACGCATCACCAACTGTACTTCCCGGTGCGTCAACAAAGTCAACGATTCGGAAAGCAAAACCAGCAGTNGTAGCGGTTGTTGCATCTAACGCAGTGTTCGAGTTACCTGTAGCAGTGCTACCTGTAGAAGTCGATTGTACCGCGTTNAAATGCGTATTTTGCCCTAAGTCAGTTTGCGTAATAATACCCGCAGCTTGAGCTTGGAACAAAGTGTTGGGGTCATCTACGATGAATGCCAACGCATCAGAAGCCACTGTGTTAGCGGGCCACATTTGACGGTTAACAAAACCCAACGTTGCGTCTGTGTAGGAACAGCCCATGAATACGCCTATTGTACCAGCAGGGAAAGGTGTTGAATTATCCCCGTTGGTAGTTACTAGCTCAATAGTACCATTGGTAGCAATCGTAACGACTGCACCATAGAACAGGTTAGTATTGTAGCCAGAAGTAATAGGAAGCTTTCGAGTTGATCCCGCGTACCGGAAGCCCCCCGATTTCATTCAAAGGCTTTAACCCATAAGGGGTTGCTGTTGTAGCCATTAGAATATCTCCTAATTATCCTTTACCGAAAGTAACCTTAGTAGACCGTTCATTAAACATTGGCATTCTAGGGTCAGACTCTCGCATTAAATTATTGTCTACGGAACGTATTTGCGCTTCATTAGTTTCTTGATAATAAGCACTGCGTTCCTCAACAAGCTCTTTTGGGGCTTTACAAAGCATTAAACCGCCCATGACAATATTGTCTTTAAAGCGATCATTCTCAATACTCACCAGATGAATCTCTGGGTGGTCTGAGGCTTTGCACGGCTCCCAGCCTTCTCGTAGCTTAGAAGAAACATTGGTCGGATCAGGCTGACCGTTAGTAGAAACGCGAAACCCAATGAAAAGTATAGCCTTCTTGCGGGGTAGGGTCAGGTAAAAGCTCTGGCCTCTTCCATGCCGGTTTATGGGCTTTCTTTTCTTTGGTGTCTAATTCTCTGTCTAGTCTGTTCTCAGCCATTTGTGTTTCCTCTTAAATCTGCAACCTGTTGGGCGTAGTCTTCCAGCGGTACACCAAGACGTTTCGCTAAAGCAACTTGTGTTTGCGATAATGTAACCTTGTTAGGTTTTGTGCTCCGCGTAGCGGGTGCAACCACATTGCTCGATTTTTTCTTGGGTGTTTCCGGTTCATCTTCTATTCCCTCATCAAATTCATCAGGGAACAATTCGCGCATCCGAGAATTAATTTTCTCGTAGTATTCGTCTGACTGAGGATTAATTTTGTCCTTCGTCAGTTTTGTATGTAACCCTAACGCCAGTGCTGTCATCTCATCGTTAGAACCAAACCACGGGTTTTCATCGCGCCATGCTTCAGCTCTTTCATCCTTGACAGGCTCTTGCGTTTGTTCTACCTGCGATTGAACAGTATTTTGTTGCGGTTGTAAAGTTGCTTCTTCTGTAGTAACAGCACGGGGTTTAAGCCCCTGTACTTTTTCTGCCCTTATTTGCGCTTTGTTTAACTCCGTTTGAGCCGCCACAATCGCATCGGGTTCACCACTTTCATAAGCTTCTTTGTATTTTTTACTGGCTATTGCCACTTCACCTTCGGTCTGTTTTCTAGCTGACTCAATTAGTGTGTTATGGCTTTGATCTACACTACCTTTAAGTTTTTTATTTTCCGCCACAAGTTTCTGGGCATAGACCACGGCTTCTTCTTTCTGCCGCTCCGCTGCTTCTTTAGCCCTACGCTCATCATGGTAGCCTTTACTAAAGTGTTGAATTCGTTTTTTAACTTTATCCGAGTAGTTTTCTAACTCTTCGTTAGTTACTTCTTCAGGTGGGTCAGAAGGTTTGCGTCCTCTATCCGCCTTGGGGGTGTCATCAACTACTTCAACCTCTACTTCCTTGTCTTCTACTACTTTAACTTCAGCAGGTTCTTTCTTGGGTTTCTGCATGACCTCACGCCCTACAGCACCCTCCACCTCTATATCAGGCGTGTCCTCTGGCGTATTAACTTCTACTTCAGCAGCAGCGTCTATCTTGTCTGGGTCAGGAAATTCATACTCTACTTTCTGTATAGGCATAACCTACTCCTTAGTTTGCGCGAGCTATTACGCTCGGATCATCAACGACAGCTTCAATAGAATCATCATTCATCAGACGATACTCTTGCTTGCCGACTTTAAAGCGCGTGCCAGTGTTGGCCCGAAACATTACATAGTCACCTTGTTTACACCAAGGGCCAGTAGGGAATCGGTCTTTATCCGCATACGCTTGCTCGCCCATGTCCAGCACCAGCCCTATCGTAGACAGGATGTACTCTTCATGGAGTGTCTTGGCTGCTTTTGCTATACCACCAGCAAAAGTTTCTTCTATGTTAGGCAACGCAATAAGTACTCTGTATCCCACAGGCTTGGGGATAAGAGCATCTAACTTCTCCTGCGCTACTTCTTCCTCTTGCAGCTTATCTCTACGTTTGATTTCTAAGGCTGTCATTTCAGTCATNTTGGTTTTCCATGTGTATACGCGAGAGGTCATTCACTTCCCGTAATGCGGTGTCCAGACCCCGAAGCACACCACACACTTCTTTATAGTCGGCGTAGTCTTTAGCTGCGCCAGTCCTTATAAATTCTTCGCTAGACCGTTTCTGGTCTGTTAGTTTTTCTACCAATACTTCAAAGACAGTCTTTGCCATTATCTATCCTCTCGGTCATCGCGGTAGGCTTCAGACGCATCACGATGCGCTTCGGCTCTAGTTCGTTTTTCTTCGCCAGCAGCTTTAGCCATGTCAATAATGACCTTGGCTTCTTCCACGTCATTCTTTGCTTCAGTAGCTTGGTTCTGCGCGGCTATGCGACTAGCCTCAAGCACTGCGTTTGTCTGCGCTTTTTCTTTGTCCAGATCAATGCGTTCTTGGTCAAGGGCCACATCCGCCGCATCTTTAGCGGCCTTACGCTGCGCGTCTTGTTCCTTGATTGCCAGTTCCTTCTGTTGCATCTGGATGATGGGGTCTTGTGCCAATTGCTGCGCTTGCTGCTGGGCAGCTTGGGCTTGTTTCTGCGCGGAAAGCCGTTGTCCTGCTTTAGCCAGTAGACCTGCCAACCTATACTCCAGTTCTTCTGGTAGTTCTTCATTAGGCGGTGGTAACTCCTGACCCAGTTGAGCTTCCATCTGTTGTCTGTACAAGAAGGCCATGTGTTCTGCTATGTGTGCTCTAATAGCTGCAACAATCTGTTGACCATTAGGCATTTGCCCTAGCATGGCTGCTACTTGTGGGTCAGCAAGGAAGGTCTCGTGTACCGCAATATGTGCCTGATGATCTTGAAATATGAATGCTTTCAAAGGCTTACCATTAAGTGCGTCCATGTTCTCACTTACTGGGTCTTCCGGTTTCATGTCATCAGTGTCAGGTACAAGCTTGTCTGCATTCTTAATCCCTAAGACCTCAATCATCTGCCTATGCAGTTGGGGTAGGTCATAGATTTGTGGGTTGGCCTGTGCCATCTGTAGTACGGTTTGATACTGCACAACACGTTGTGCCATCGTACTACTATTGGGATCGCTGACAGGAATTACTTCCACCGTGGCATAGTCGGCTTGGCGGGCGCGAGGCGTACCACGGTCAGGCGCATAACCGTACTCTAGCGGTGCATACTCAGCCATAATCGCTCTGAGCAGCTTAAACTCCTGCTTCATTGCGTAGTGGACACGGGATTGAACCGCAGCCATTGGCTTNANNGTNCGCTCNANNANAGCTANNGTNGTTCCGACAGGCGCATTGGCGCTCATATCGGAGATATTCATGTCCGAAATAGCCCCTAAACGTCGGCCTTCTTCGGTTATCTTCTCTAATAAGGCCAATAACGTCTGACTTGGCTCTTTATACGGTAATGGTAGGATATTCTCGCGGATTGACCCGCTAGGCACGTCCACATCACGGAATTCACCCGGCCCGATGGGGGTATCGCCTGTAGTTACCCGCATTCCACGGGATTTCAGGCCACCCGGCAGGTTAGATAACGTACCTGCGTCCACTAATTGGCGAATAAGTGACGTTCCCGCCCGTGCATAACCACCAATAATGTGAATTAGGCCCAATCCGTAGAAACCAAACCCCGGAACGTACACATAATGGACGAAATGCTGGCGTTTTAGCATCAATGGGTCATCAGGGTTCCAGTTTCGGCGTATTGCCAACACTGTTCCTGTGCCTTTTTCAACGGTAACGACATAAGGCTTGGCAATTTGCAGGTCATCGCCCTGTTTATCTGCCCCATCTACCTCATCAATCACAATATCTGCATGAATTTCATACACCGCGTAGCGATCATCCGCAGAAAGAGAGATTCCAGACTGTTCAGCCTTGGCTTCTTCGATGTCTGTGGTGAAAGATACCGGATCACCGAGGTCTACTTCCCGATAAAACCCCTGATCTTGCAGTTTTATCATCTCGTTCTTAGTCTTACGCATCACATGGGTGACACGCTCGGCTGATTCTAGGTTAGATGCGCCGTAAGGGACGATCATATCTTCCGCTGGGATGTAGATTGCGGTCTGTCTGTCTAAGCTGGGATCAAAATAAACTTTCTTAAACGCCGACCCCGCTAGTCCAAGGCTGTATAACATGCGTTCATGCTCTGGCCTGTACTCCACCATCACATCAGTCAGCTCGTAGTTCATATCGGTTTT